ATTTTCCCACTTTTGTTAAGCTCTATTTGGTAGAATCGACCAGTTTTTATGTCTTTTAATTTTGTTATATCGTCACAACTACTTGGATAGAAATCATTTAGATGAGTATCTAATACAAGCATATTGAAAGAAATATCGCCATATCCATTATTGACAATACAATATTTTTCCCCAAAAAAAGAAGCTTTAACGAACAACTTTCCGTCTTCAACAAATAATATATGATTCCCTTTTAAATTCTTACTTAAGAAACTAACCTTAACTTTTTTAAGTTTATTAGACGATTTATTTATCATATCCCAAAAGATAGGGTCATCTTTTTTTATTTTAATAGTGTGTTTATTCACTACTTTGAATGAAGTTATAGGATAACTTTTTTTACTGTCGAAAATTTTTATAGCAACTTCTTTCTTTGAATTAATTGGATTAACGGTTTTAATTATTCCTGTAGAATCTACATCACGTATTTCAGATGTTTTCAGAAGAAGAGTATTCCTTGTTAGTTTTCTGATTAATTCAACTATATTATTTGGAGCTTTTATCTTGGTTTTATTTTGAAAAAAATTAAATAAGTCCACTTTTTGAGTCTCTTTCTAATTCTTTAATCACTAAATACTGTTCAATATTTCTTGCTGCAGCATATTTCTTCAAGAAATACTCTTTTGCTGTCTGTTTAACTTCTTCTGCAATTTTTATTAATACCTCTTTAGTTTTTTTATCCATTATTAACCTTTTCTTAAGAATTTGCAAATGCAGCAATATTAGCTGCCGCCTTAGCCGAATTGGTATCTGTGAATGCCTCATAAGGCTGTTTCATTGCCAACAATGCAATTATACCCTTTTCTGGGTTTTCTTTAAAGAATTTAGCTATTTTTAATCCTTTTTCACCAGCTTGACTAATTTCTTTTTTAACCGGTAATAACAGTTTTAACTCTTCAATGAGTTCTTTTACTTTTGCAATTTTTTCAAGTTCATATTGAGCGACATCTTGCATGAAGGTAGCATTCATTATTTCTTTAGTATTATATTTACAACCTACCATAACATCTTCAGCACTTTCTTCATCACCTGCTTTTTTAACTAAGTCGTGAATTATCATTTTAGCTACACCAGGAGAAACATTAGCTACTTTAGTTAACTCATGAATTATTTTGTATCTTTCGTTTTCTATTCTATATGAAGCTTCTTTTATCAATTCTTCATTTTGCTTTTCTAAATGTAGATTTTCTTGATATGAAGCTATTTTTTCAAGTTCTATAGAATCATCAAATTGGTCTGCCGAAAAACACATCTCTTCAAATGGACTATATTCCCCATTATCATATGCAAACATATCAGGAGTAACAACAATATCTGCTGCATTATAAGAAGCCGCTTTTTCCATTTTCCCTTCAGAAGAAGTAGTAGGGATAGGCTCATCGAAAGGAACTTTAACCCATTGTTCAGCTTCATCTAAAACAGGTTCCATTAATTGGAAATTTTCGTGATGAGTTCCTTCTTTTAGTCTTTCTAAAAATGAAAGAATATTATATTCCTCAACTATCCTCTGTTTCCAATTGTTGTTTAGTTTATATTCGTCTGCTAATTTCTCTAATAATACTGATGGACTTTCACCTGTTTCGTTTGTTTGATTTAATATTTGTTGTGCATATTGGGCTACTCTTTGTCTGTTACGGTCTATAAAAAACATATTTTAACCTTTTGTGTGGTTTAGAGATATTAATATAACCAAATATATGGCCATATTAATACCTCCAGAAAAGGAGGGAGACTATGTTAGCTTAATTTAATTTTACATACACCTTTAGTGTTAATAAATCCAGTTCCTAATGAACCGTAAGTCCACATTGTCATCATATCAGCTTCTGTTTTAATTACAAGTGTATGGTCTTGTAAAATAAAGAATCTACCAAAATAATCTTGTGGAGCTACAATGTACATCTCATCATCTTTAACAAGGTCATTTTTAATAGTGTCAACTACAGGAATACCGAATAATTTATCAACACCTAAAGTTCCTTGCTCCCAGTTTTTAGAAACATTTGCATCACCGATATCAATCATTCCAAGGTTTACTAAATCAGCTTTTAGTGTTTGGCTCATTAAAAATTTAGGCTTAGGCGCATTTGGTCCAGTAGGAATCATTTGAAGTCTTGAAAGCATTTTAATTAAGATGCTAATGTTTTCTTTTGTAAGACCTCCAGAAACTTCTTGATATTGAGTTCCAGGTTTACTTGCTTCAGCATCAGTAATTATTTTATTGAATGCTTCAATAAAAGTCTCATCCTCTACTTTTTGCGCTTCTTGAACAAATCTTTTTTCAAGAATTTGAGTATAAGGTGTTTTTGAAGTCATAAGTTCAAATTTAGATTTGCTTAGTCTTTCAGTTTCAACTTTTTGGAAAAGTACTACTGGATTTTCTTTTTCCCAATATCTTTGTTCTCCTTGACCTCTAAATGGAATTGTGAACCCTTTAGTGTCAACATCTTTTTCAAGGATGATTGCCGGTTGTTCACTTCCGCTTACTCTGTCAAGGTCAGCAGCTGTTACGTTTACAGGTTCCATTAATCTTCTTGCAAAACCTAACTCCCTTACTCTTTCTCTAATGAAGTAAGTTGAGTTATCCATAGCTTGTTTTAAAAGAGACGCATCGCTAGCAGCTTTAACTAAACCAGCGTTTGTTTTTATTGTAGGTACTTCAACTCTCATTTCTTATCCTTTTAGTAGTTTACTCTAACATCAAAAGATGTATCTGTCATTGCAGTAATGTATCCCCATACCACAGTGTGGTTATCGTCAAGTTTTGCTGGTTTACCATCAATTATAGTTAATGGGTCACCAACACTCACATCAGCAGGCGCAGGTTGATAAAATCTAACAACAAAGTTGCTTACATACACAGGAATTTTCCCACTTGGTTTAACTGCTCCAGTTGCATCATAATTTGACTCAATAGCAATACCGCATTCTACATGAGATGTTCCTAAAGTTGCTTTTTTCCCATCAAGCCCAATTACATCACCAACTTCAACTCTTTCAGTTGAATCTGATGCATAAAGGTCTTCGTGACCAAAGGTTCTATACCCTCTGATTATGTCAATATTTTTCATATCTCAGTCCTTTTTTAAAGTTTTTACAGATATATTTTATACAAAATACTTCGTATTACAAAAAAGGGCGATTTATCGTTGAAAAAATAATGCTTTTTTTATGAAAATACGTACTTTAGGGAGGTAGAGCATATCGAGTTGTTGATTTTTAAATTGAATTGGTAGAAAAATAGGAAGGAAAAGAAAGAGTTTAAGACAAGTTAGCTAAGAAAGACTCTAATCTATCTTTTGCACTTTGTGTGTACTCATTAACAGATGATGGCTCTCCTAGAGAACTGCCTCCAAACCAGTCATTATCAGACTCGTCAGCTTTAAAAGAAGCTTCTTTAACCATGGTATTCACTGTTAAATCTTTTTTTAAATCTTCTAATTCTTTTTGTAAGCGTGTTATTTCAGCATCTCTTTCTTCTATTTCAGAAGCTGCTTTTTCTAAAAGTGCAGATATTTGCTCTTTTGTGTAAACTTTCATTTGCTATCCTTTTTTATTTTTGCTTAATTATATCACAAATTAACAATTAATAGAATTTAATTATTCCCTTGCGCATTTTAAATGCGTTATAAGCAAACACTGAAGCATGAAGAAAGTCATCTGGGTGAACTCCTCTTATCCATTGCCTATAGCCTGTTTTAGTGACATGCTCATGTTCTGATAATAAATGGAGAATAGGTTCCCTCATTTCTTTTGGATTAGGAAAAATAAATCTGCTGTCTTTATTGTAAGAGTCTTTTCGCCCAGGCTTTAGAGCTTTAAAAAAATCATCTATTGCAGTAGTTTTATCTAAATATATTGTCCATCCATCAGGACTTCTTTTTACCCCTTTATCGAATTTCCCATACCTAAAAGGTTGCACAACATGAGCCCCAAATGCGTCAGCTAAATATGAGTTATTTAAAGCCCCTTCACCAGCATCTGCTCCAACCTTATCTACTCCAAATAAAGCTATTAATCTTTTTATTTCTTTAATAGTAATCATATAATCTTGTTGAGGAAATATTTTATAATATAATAGTTGTAATCTACCCCCATCTTTAAAGCCTGATTCACCTGCCCGTTCCCCATAAATAGTAATCACTGTTCTTGAGCTATAATCAATTCCACCACCAGACCAGTCAATTCCAGCAACTATATTTAAGAATGTCTTTTTTAATTTATTTCTATCAGGGTTAGTTATTAAGTG